CGGCTTGTCGGCTTCAGCCCGATCGATCCGACGGCGGCTTAGACGGTTCGTGGTGAGGGCTCCCGGCCTCGTCGGGGCTGAGTGCCGAAGTCACAGCCGGGACGGACACACCCTCACCACGAATTTTGAAGGGGCAGGCGCAGACATTACAGAACGCCCACCCCTGCTGCATCACGTCGATCAGGTCGCCACTTTCGCCACACCTCGGGCAGCGCGGTTCCTCTACCATCCGCGTCTCCGCTGAGGAAACACCCGCCGTCGATCGCGCGCGCCGTGTCGGCTTCCGTTCTTCCTCGTCCTCGTCATCGAGGTCGTCGTACTTAATGTCGCCGTCATCGTCCTTCGGGATCATCGTCGTCGTCCTCGATCTCGTGCGATCGCCCGTCGATCACTTGAAACGTGTGTCCGCAGGATTCGCAAACGTAGCCGTTGCCGATCGTCGGTTCGGTATCGTCAGATCCGCAGGCGGGGCACAGAATGACTTTCGGGATCATGGCCTTACCACGTGAACGCGGCGAAGATCCGGGCGTCTGGTTTCTCTTTCAGCTTCGCCTGCACGTCCGCCGCGAGCGTCCAGTGCGTCCCGATCTTCGCCGCCACGCCTGTCCGCATGATCGGAATGCCTGCGCGCCATTCGACGGCAATAATGAGCGCGCCCTTCTTATCGAGCGGCAATTCTGCCAAGCGGGCTTTGATGTGCGCCAGGCCGTCACCGAGGATCGGAGGCTTGTCGCTCATGGGTGCCGCTGATAACGGCGTGATCGCGCTCATGGCTTCGCCTTCCGTTCAGCGGCGTCGGCCGCTCGCTGCAGCCGATTCCATTTCGCGACGCACCGATCTTGGTGATTGCGCGGATGCGTGGAACGCCACGCCGCCGAACACCAACAGGCGCCTTTCTCCGGACGCGGCGTCGCCTTCACAGCGGCGGCCATCCGTTCGGCGGCTTGGGCATCACGGCTCGCCAGTCTTGTCGGTGATGCTTGATGATCCCTGCCGTGTCCACCGGGCCGCCCGTCAGGTGCGCGGCGATCAGATCGTAAATCGGCCGCGAGAACCAGACGGCCGTGCCGTCATTGAGTGGATCGTTCGCCAGCGCCGCATCCTGCGCCAGCGGGACGCCGACAGCAGATCGAAAAAACGCATCTCCGCCAATAGCTTCGTAACTCGGGATACGTGACGGCGTTGGCCCCGGCTGCGGCGTGCCGCCCATCTGTGGCACGGGCGGATTGTGCCAGCGGTAATCTGCGACAGGAATGACATCGCCGCCGATCCGGGCCGGGCCGTGGATCTCCAGGCGATCGTCGCTGTTGGCCGCGCTGTTCACGATCACTTTCACCTGTCGGCCGCTCGGCACATGCCACGCCGCATCGTGCGATACTCCGACAATGCGAATGGTTTGCGACTGCCCGTCAGGCCGCATCAGCGACACGTCGAACGGGACAAAGCCGGGCGGCTGCTCGCTGCGGCCATCGGCGTCGGCGGTCTTACCGACAAATGCCCACTCCGGCCCCGCCAACGAAAGGGTGAGCGTCAGGATCTCGGCGCAACTCTGGTAGGTATTCTCGGCCCAGCGTTGCGGCCGTAGCTCAATCACACGCAGCAGGAACGGCCGGATGTCTGGCGTCATATCACTTCACCTTGTACGCGATCCCACGCCTGATCGTACCAGTCGTTCCAGGTAGCCCTATGCGGTTTACCGGGGCGCCAGCCCGCGATGTAATTGCGCCAGCTCTCGTCGTACGCGCCCGGCTCCGGTAACGGCGCTTTCACGGTCCAGAGGAGGAGCCGCGCGAACACGACCGCCAACACGTCGTTATGTTCGAGATGCTGATACAGTGCCACCGTCTGCCCGATGTCCTTTTCGTAGCGCAGCGCCACGAGCGCCGAACGCAAATGATCGCGCGTCTCGGGATGCGTGCAGACGCCCTTCACGCCGCCCCCGCGCTCGAACTGGAAGAACCCTCGTGCCGGCCCGCCGCCCATTTGACGTCGGTGCCGAAAGCCGACGCTCTCTTGAGCGCCGATACTCAACAGCATCGCCGTCGCCCTCGGGCTGTTCATCGCCGGGGGCAGCACGGCATAGGCCGCCGGGATCAAGTAGCGGGCGAAGAGGTCGATCACGGACCCTTGTCGCCTTCCTTCAAAGCCTCCACGGTGGCCGCCGTGTTCTCCGCAATCTGCGTGAGCTTGGCGACGACGGGCGCATCCCCGGCGCGCGGATCGGTGGGGTCCACCTTCGCGAGAATCTTGCGCGTGAGGTGCGTGTTCTCGGCAATCGCCTCGTGCGTCTGCACTCGTTCGCCCCGTTCCCAACTGTCGTGATCGCTGAGCGTGCGCCCCGTCCCCGCCATCAGTTCGTTGACGATGTCCGCCTTGGCCCGGCCCACGAGTTCGCCCTCCGCGAGGCTGGCTTTCTGTTGCAGCTTCAGCATCTCCGTCATCCGCGAGTTCATCGCCAGGTGGTTCTCGCGGACGGCCGCCGCGAGCAGTGCCACGACGGAGGGCACGAGCAGCCCGAGGATCAAGTTGATGACGGCCGAGTTATCCTTCTCCGGCTGCACGATCGTCAGCACGATGACGGAGGCCACGCCGAGGATCGACAGAATGATCACCGCCCACACGAACTGCACCGCCTTATGGCCGACGGCCGTGGGCGCGGGCGCGGCGGCCTTGAGGGCGGCATTCTCTTCTAACAACGTGATGAGGCGCGGGTCGTCGGCCATAGTGATACGGCTTTCGTTACTGCACCGTCGCGCCGCCGGGAAAGCGCGACGGGAAATCGGCGACAAGCCGATCGAAGACACGCCGCCAGAGCGATCGCGTCGTAAGATTCGCCGTGTTGAGAGCCGTGATCAGCGTCGTCACTTCACCCGGCGTATCCGTCGAGCACTCGCCAGGCTTACAGGGATACATGAATGTCTCCTCGACGCCATCGTTCGCGCGGATCGTCACCTGTACCATCGGTTGGGGCAGCACGGAGAGTGCGAGCCGCACCGGCTCATAAGTGCTCTTGGCCGGATTCGCGATCGGCGTGGTGAGCGTGATTGCTTCCTGCGCGAGCATCAGAACGAGAAGCCACTTCATAATTGCCATCCTTCTCAGCCCGTCGGGCCGCCGCAGTGAAAGTGATACTTGTTGCCGGTGCTAGGGGCCGTGCCGTTCGTGACGACCGTGATCGTCGTCGTCGTCGTGACGATCGTCAGCGGGAGTTTGCCGACGACCATGCCCGTCGTCGCCATCGCGCCGACACAGGCCGGGGCGGCGGGCCACGCGCCCGAGAACGTGATGACGAACCCGGAGGCGGGCGTCGTCCCGAGCGTGACCGTCATGAACGTGTCGCTGCCGGTGATCGAGGGCGACGTGCCGCAGTTGGTGCCGCAGGTCGGCGGCGTCGTCTGCGCGGCGATGAACTGCGTAATGGTCGTGCCGGCGATGTGAAGGCGGCGGGTCGGCACGACGTTGACCCCCAGGCCGGTGGCGTCGATGGTGGCCGTTTTGGCGGCCGCTCCGTAGAACTCCACCCCGGTCCACTGGCTGGCGCGGTAGCCGCCGAGCGCCAGGTAGTTGCCGGATGAGGCGAGGTAGCCGACCGAGTCCCAGGTCCCGATGTTCAGGCCGTTGCCGAAGCTGGAGACGACTATTCCGGTCGTGTTGGCGCGGATCGGGCCGTTCGGGACGTCAACATTGCCGCTGGCGTCGATGGTCAGCCTGGCAGAGCCTGCGATGCCGAAGGACAGGGTCGAGCCGTTCATCACGAGGGGCGCGTAGGCGACCGTCGAGCGGTTGTAGCCAAAGATCGAACCGGACGCCGGGGCGAACTCGATCCCGGCCGCGCCGACGTTGGACACCACGAGCAGTGCCTGCGGCGCAGTCGTCCCGATGCCGACGTTGCCGCCCGACAGGACTGTGAAGATGTCCGTGCCGATAGCGCCAGCTATCCCCGTGGTGTTGACGGCGAATCTCCCGCCAGATCCAAGCCCAATGCCCGCCACCACTGACCCGATCCTGGTCGCGTGAGCCTGCCCGAATAAGGTAAGACCGCCGCCAGAGCTGCCGCTACCAGCGCCTGCTTGGAGCATCATCGATCCAGTGCCGGTGCTTGTTTCAGTCGTGCCAAGAAAGGCGTAACCGTTCTGCGCGGCGCTGGCGTTCCACTGCACCGTCGCCTGATTGCCGAGTCCAACCGCTCCGGTCGTCCCGCTCACGGTGAAGTTGCTCGTGTCCACCGCGATGCCGCCGTTGGCGTTCAGCAGGCCGGTGAGCGTCGTCACGCCCGTCACGCCGAGCGTGCCGTCGATGATCGCGTTGTTGTCGCCTGCGTCGGAGTCGCCGCCGACGTGCAGGCCGCCGTTGATGGAGAGCTTGGAGAGCCCCGTCTCAGTCCCGATGCCGACGTTCCCTGAAAAAAACGTCTTCAGCCCGTTTCCGTAGAAATCCCACCCTGACGTACTAGCTCCTTCGACGCCGTACCCACTAGCGCTGGTTCCTTTTACTCCACTGCCGTTGACACTTGAACCAGAGACACCGGCAGCCGTGCTCGCATCGGCGATGCCCTGGACGCCAGCCGTGCCATTGCCAACACCACTGTTAAATGCTGCTAACGCCCCAACGGTATTAGCCGTCGCGGTGATGTCTTGGGTCGCACTGAAAGTGTTCGTCGCGTCCAGCCGCGCCAGGTTCGTCGTATCCGTGAGATCGGTGGACGCGGGCAGCAACCACCCCGTGCTCGTGCCGCTCGCGCTGCGCTTCGTGTACACGCCGTAAGGGCTGTCAGTTCTGTGCCACTGGTCGCACACATTCCCGACCTGCACGCCTTCCGGCGAGCCGCTGCCGCTGCGAATCATGCACGGCCCGGTGTTGAACCGGAACCGGTCCGCCGCGACCGTCTGCGCCGAGGCCGAGGCGCACCCGATCACGATCACCACACCGAGCAGGAGCGAGAGTCGTGTCATCATCACGTTACCCCACCATGTACGCCGAGCCGAGGTTGACGTCCTCGTCGGCGACGCTCGGCAGGAGCTGCACCTCGTAGACCGCCACGCCCGCCGAGAGCGTCACCGCGATCACTTCGGTGCCGTAGTTCGGCGCCGCCACCGCCCCACTCGTGCCGGCTGTCACGTTGTTGGTGACGTCCCGTAGTCGCGCCGTCACCGTGCCGCTCGCCGCCCGGATACGCACCGTCAACGTGAGTGCCCCGCCGCCCGCCCCGCCGTCGATGCTGACCTGTCGCCCGTTGGCGGGCGTCCAGGTCGGCGTGGCGTCCTGCACCCACTCAGTCAGACTGCCGCCGAACGACCGATGCGTCACGCCGGGCGGGCCGGTCGCCCCCGCTGCGCCCGTCGCGCCGGTCGCCCCAGCGGCCCCATCGGCCCCATCGGCCCCGGCTGGCCCGGTTGGCCCTGTGGGCCCGGTCGGTCCCGCTGGCCCCGCCGGTCCAGTCGCCCCAGCGGCGCCCAAGCCCGTCGCCGCCGTGCCGTCCTGCTGCCGGAGCGGCGACTCGGCCGTGACCTTCCCGGTTCGGCCGCGCTTCATCGCCACGCTGCCGATCGCCGGGGCCATGACGTGCTGGCCGCGTTTCATCATCGCGGCGGTCCAACGAGCAGCGCCGCCGGGTTGTCCGTCTCGTCCGCCTGTAAGGCCGCCCAGCCGTCATAGGTGCGTTGCAACTGCGCGGTCGGGAAACGGGCGAACACCCCACCAACCTGCAAAAGCGCCTTCGCTAGCGCCTCGTCAAGTTCGCCCTGTTTCGCCTGCCCGGCGAGTTGAAGCAGCATCTGCGCCACACGTGTGCCAGCCGGCCCGGCATACCCGCGCGTCCCGTCAGCCGCAATTTGGGACAGTTCGCGAACCGCCACCATGCCGTTCAAGGCCGACGCCAGCGTTTCGCGGCCCACGTCCGCGATGTATTCCTGCCAATCGTCGTCGTCATCATCGTCGCCGGATTTACCGAACACGCGACTCAAAGCCACACTCGCCATTGACGGGACGAGGTAGATCAGTGAGATGGCCGCGAGAAACCGCGTGACCTGCGTCGGGCTTTTGAAGTCGGTTTGCCCGGCGCGGCGATAGGTCGCGTTGTAGGTCGCCGAGCCGTAGCTGTAGAACATGAGGAACAGTTTGGCGATCGGGCCGCCTCGTTGCTTTTGAGCGAGGTCGGAGATCCGGCCAGAGCCTTGGGAATCGATCACCGCTTGATCGGCCAGGCTGATCGCGCGCGCCTCTGGTTCGCCAGCGGCCATCGACTTTTCGTACTGACCCAACCACGTCGGCACATCGGCGACGCGCTGCATCACCCCGATATGCCAGAGAAAGGAATCGAGGACGTGCTGCTGCGTGACGGTATCGAGCGTGACGGTTCTGACCAGCGTATCGAACCAGCCGCCAGAGGTCCGCATTTGGCCCCGCAAGTCTGCGAGATCCTGCGTCGCCGTCGAACCCCGCTCAGCCATGAACGGACTGACGCTATCGATCCACGTCGTCGTCTTCTGCATCGTGGCGGCATCTTTCAACCAGCGCCCGAGCCCGCGCGCGACCCACTTCGCGCCGACACGCTCCATCCCATTGAACAGCCCGAGCGGCTGCTGCACGCCGGTCCAGAAGTTGAACCCGAGCAAGGCGATCTGCGTGCTCGTGCGCGCGAACGTGGCCCAATTCTCACCACTCTTGCCCGGATCAAGTTTGCCTTCCGCGATCGCTTCAAGCGCCTTAGTGAACTGCTTGTAAACGACGTCGCCCTTGGTTTCGAGGATCGCATTCGACACGGCCGGATCGCGCAGCAGCCGCGTCACGTCGATTAGCATCTCGTGGTGCGTCAGGTCATGAATGACCTGCTCCAAGTGCGCGAACATCACCCCGAGGTCGAGCCGGACGGAGAGCTTCACATTCTGGACGCGGGCCTCGAGGTGTCCCCGGCGCGTCGTCGTGCGGACGTAGGCCGCCGAGGTTTGCAGCTTGGCCTCCGTGACCGCTTCGTGCTGCTGCGATTGAATATTCATCCGCGCGTCGTAGGCGAGCGGGTAATAGCCGCCCTGGAACGTGCCGAACTTCGTCAGGACCGGGATGCCTTCGACACGCTCCGGTTCGACGCCGGTCAGCCGCTTGGTCTTCGCGGCAATCTCCGGCCAGAACCGATCGAGGAAGCGCCACGTGTCAACGACATAGGCCCAATCGCGCGCGTCGAGCGTCGCGAGGATGGCGTCAACCTGCTGCTGGTTCCACTTGCGGCGCGGGTCGTTCACGAGCCGATCGCGGCTCGTCTGGTTGCCGGAATTCAGGGCGACGGCGAGGCGGGCTTCCTTTGACAAGCTGGCGCCGATGGCGGGAATGTGCATCTGCTCATGCCAGCGCCCGAGCTCGCGGCCGGGATAGTGCTTCGCCATGATCGCGGCGTAGGCCGTCCCCTCCGCGGCGTTGCGGGACTGCTTGGCATCGGCCGCGGTATTGATCGGTCGTACGATCGCCGACCACGCGGCCCCGCCGTCACCAGGGCCGTCCATGACTTGCGCCAGGGTGCCAATCCGCGCGTGCGAGGCGAACCATTCGCCGAAGCTCCGGCGGCGATCGTCGGCCGGCCGGAATTCGAGCGGCACCGGCCGGGCTTCGTTGTGCTCCCGAATCGACGTGACGAGCTTGTCGCGCTCGACGGCAAACTCCCGTTCGTCGAGGTTCGCCAACAGCCGGTTTTTCAACTGCGCCAGATGCACGATCGATTTCAGCGTGTCGCTGACGTCGGTCAACTCGTCAACGGTCAACTCCTTGTGATGCACCTGCCGGGCGTCGTCGATCATGGCCTCGGGGAAGTCGGGCGCCATGCCGTCTTTTTCCAGTTCCACGATCCACGCGCGCATCGCGAGGCGCTTACGGAGCGCCTTCCCGGAGATGGACGCGAACTCGTAGCGGTCGAGGATGGCGTCGATCTGATCCTGGTAGCTCGCGCCGGCGAGGCCGATCCGCTGCCGTGAGGACGGCTGATCGAGCTTCTGCGCCGCCTTCACACGGGCCTCGACGTCCTCCACCACGCGCGTCGCTTCGCGGTAGAGTGCCAGGCTGACGAGTTCCTGCTGCTTGGCGCCCAGCGCCTTGTCGAAGTCCTGCCGGGCCGCGTGGGCGGTCGCTTGCTCGCCGGCTCGCCGTGCCGCCGTCCAGAACAGCATCGGCTTGAGATCCTTGATGCGGGTCCGTCCGATGCGCGCACGGGCGACGTCGCGGAGATCCGCTTCACTCGGGAGCGCCGCATTGATGCGGGCCGCGCCGCCGCGGGCTTGCTTTTTCAGGTCTGCGACTTCGGCTTCGAGCGCGGTGATGTCGTTCTGCTTCCGCCCTTCGGCGATCGCGATCCGCAGTTTCGCTTCCGCCTCGAACCAGCGGCGTTCGTAGTCACGTTCCTTGACGGCGCCGGCTTGGGCCGTCCGTCGGAGCCGACCGAGCGTCTGCATCTCGATCCGGACGATGGCTTCCCGATGTTCATTCGCCACGGCCGCCTTGGCGAGATCCGACAGCGTCGTCTCGACCATCAGATCGCCCGCCTGCGCGTCCATGCGTTTGGTCGTCTCGGCTTCGATCAACCCGCGCATCGGCAAGGCTTCCGCCACCGCCGTCAGGAGCGCGTCCCCGCTGGCGAAGCCGAACAACTCTGCGACGGTGTCCGGGTCCATGCCCCCATCGGCGGTGTGAATCGGTGGCGGATAACTGGGCAGCGCGGCCAGCCGTTCCTTCCCGTAGCGGTCGCGAATGATCGCGCGCGAGAGCTTCAGCGGTTCATTCTCGGCGCCTTCGACCAGCGGCGTGCCGTCCGGGCGCGTGCCCTTGCGCATGGCGGCCAAGGCTTGATACACCGGCATCGCGTAGACTTCGGTCTCCACCGTTTCGCGGATGGCTTGCTTCTCGGCCTTGTAGTCCGCGCGTTGCTGGCGCTGCAGATCGCGGAGCAACTTGCCTTCGAGTTCCTCGCGCGCGAGGCGCCCGGCGTCGGCAATCTGGCCCTGGTAGACGGCGAATTCCTCTTGAGACATGCGCGCCGATTCCGCCGTCGTGAACATCGGCGTCGCCGTCACGGCTGCTTGCGCTTCCGCAATCGCCGCATCGCTGGCGAGCATCCGATCGAACACGTCGCGCACGTCATCGGTCAGATCCGCGTTCAAGCGGTTCAACGTGCGATACACGCGGCCCAGCCACTTGCGGAAGTTGGCGAACACCGTCCGGAGGGCGAGGCTCGGCGCTTTGCCTTCGAGCAGATACGCCTCGAACGCTCGCGCGAACTTCTCGTGCTGCTCCACGCCGTCGGGGCCGTAGCGTGTGCGAATGATCGCCAGATCATTCTTCAGGCTCGCTGTCGCCTCCGGGCGCGCTTCCAGGTCCGTCATGATCTTCAGGAACAGATGCGCGCTCTCGTGGAGGAACGTCGACACGTCGGCGTTCTCGAACAGCTTGATCGTGAACTGGAGATCGGGGCCGAAGAACGCATTGCGCTCCCAGTCACCCTTGTTGCGCGCGGTGATGCCCCCGAGTTTCTTCTTGGCCGGCGGGGTCTCTTCCTGAAAGAGCGTCCGCTGCAACTTCCGCGCGTTCGACGTCTGGACGATCTGCGCGGTCAATCGGAACGGCACTTCCCCTAGTTCCGCCGCCGTGCCGCCGAAGCCTTCGATGCCAGGGAGCGCCGGCTCCAGTTCCTTGGCCGGGGTCGCGATGCCGAGCGCGGTGAGCGTCTCCTCGGTGACGGTCGACTGATGCCGGGGCCCGCCGGTGATGGTGTAGAGCGACACGCTCCCACCCGCGCCGTCCTCTTGTTCACCGACGTAGGCCGCAGTTGGTTCCTCGGGCGCGTCCTGGAATAGCGTGACGACTTGATCGAGCGTCGAGACGTCAAAGTCAGCGACACCGGTGGCGTCAGCCGTGAGGTCGTCCGGGTTCTCGTTTGGCTCGGTGACGGTCCGCCAGGCATCGGTCCACCACGAGCGGTCCTGTCGAATGCCGACGTCGCGCAACTCCTCGGTGCCGGGCAGTTCCGTATTCGAGACGGTGGACGCGCCATGTCGGGAGACTTCATCGAGGACGTCTCGGAGTTGGTCGATTGATGCCAAATACGCGAATTGCGGATCGCCCTGCAGCATCTGCAGCATGACGTCGATGCCGTGCCCGGCGAGTTTCTTGTTGGCCGATCCGCCAAGGTTCTTGGTCCGGAACACGCCGCGCACGCTGGGCACGCCGACGACGGTGCCGAACCGCCCTTGCAGGTCGCGGAGTTCGCCAGCGGTGTCCGCGCTGATGGCAATGCCGCCAAGTCGGGCGATCGCCTTGAGGATGAGATGTTGATTCTGGCCGCTCTCGACTTCGAGGGTTTGACGGTCGAGCCACAACTCGAGCCGATAGTCGAATTCCGCCTGGAGCGCGGCTTGGACTACTGCGGGGTCGAGGGCGCGGGCGCTGGCGAGGAGGGCGTCGAAGACGCGGGCGAGGTGCTTGTCGCCGGCTTGCTGGTTTGTTCCCGGATCGCTTGCCGGAACGCGCTGCCCTTGGGACAACCCGCCTTGATCAGCTCGTCGACTCGGGAGAGGTTCGGCTGCGGCATCTGGAGCGCCCTCAGTCTGTCCACTAAGTCCGCTCGTGTCAAGCGCCTTCGCCGCCGTCTTCGCGGCCTGGAGGATCGAGTCCGCCTCGGTGAACGTGTTTCCGGACGTCCCGGTCAGGCTGATGAACACCGTCTCGCCGGCCATTGTTTTGACGGGTCGGCGCCCAAAGATCGTCGCCGCCCGCCGCTGGATCTGATCGCCGAGCGCCTTCGGTGCCAGCACGACAAACTCATCCCCGCCTTCACGCCGGCGGAACACCCGTTCCCCGACGCCAAATTGCTTGGCGGCCTGCTGGATGGCCTCTGCGATCTGCAGGATCACGGCATCGCCCGCCGGGTCGCCCTCGGTTTTGTTGACGTGACCGAAATTGTTCGCGTCGAACGCAATGACCTGCGTGTCGGGGTCCGCTTCGGCTTTCGGGAGGGCCTTGTTGAGCGCCCGAAGGTTCGCGAGGCCGGTAAACGGGTCCGTCTCGGACATCCGCGTCACCGCGCGCATGTTCGTTTTGAGCTTGGCGATCTGGATGGCGTCCTGCTCAGCCCGCAGCGCCGCAATGCGCTCCTTCAGGGGCACCGGGGGCGACGCTTGGGCCACCGGGGCAGGGCTGGCGATCGCGGCTCCTGCGGCCTGTGGCGCGGTTGGGTGGCCCTCCTGCGGCCCGGTGACGAGCAACCCATACCGCTGCAACGTCTCAACGGGGTCCAGCCCCTCCCGTTCGAACGTCGCCGTCAACGCTTCGAACACGTCGGCGTAGCCCTCGATCGCGCCGGGCGGGAGTTTGATCTTGGTGCCCGCCACCGCCGCCTGGATCTTCCGGATGATCTCTTGCCGGATCGGGTTGGGTGCCGGCAGTTCCTCGGTGGTCGGTTCATCCGCCTTGGCCGTTTCCGCCTCACGGAAGGCCGTCAGTTCCCGCGCATTCATCCGATCGGGGGAGCCGAGCCGAAGCTCCTCTGCCATGAACGCGTGATGCGGAGTGCCGGCGAGCTGCACGGCGTAGACCGCGGTGGGAATCTCGAGGTCTACTCCCGACCGACGCGCCTCCTCCAGCGCATCTGCCCGCCCTGTCAGCTCGCCGGCAATCGCCGCCGCACCTTTGATCGTGCCGTGCGGGGTCTCTAGTTCCTTGTCCTGCCAGTAGGTTTCAAACGTGTCGACGGGGGCGTAGACGTTGGCGATCGGGCCGTCTTTGGTGAGGTCGGCCACGAGCGCCTGGACACCTTCGGGCGACCGCTCGAACGTCTTCGAACCCTTCACGCCGGAAGCCAGTTCCTTGAAAAACTCCTGATCTAATTCGGCCCGCTTCGCCCGCCCGCCGTCACCCGCGAGACTCTGCGCGACCTTGCCGGCCGTCGCCATCGTGCCGACCATCGTCACCGACGCGATCAGCGTTTGCATGAACGCGGCGGGCCGGCTCTCAAGGTAGGCGTTGGGCGATTGATCGGGGTGCAGAATGGCCCACTCGTTGAAGTCCTGCACATGCGTCGCGACCTGTTCGCCCGGCAGTTCGGACGCCAGTTGATGGAGGAGGATCTTGTAGAACGGCGAGCCCTTCGCCAGATCCGCGAAGAACCACGCCGCCGGAATCTTCTCGGTCAACGCCTCGACGGTGCCCTGCAGCGCGCCGAACCCGGTCGCCTGGACAAGCCCAGCCCCGCCTTTACGCGCCTGCTGCGCGGCCGTGCCGCCGCTCTGGATGCCCATGACGGTGAGCATCGCGTTCGCGCTCCCCGACAACCCCCCCAAGAGCGCGCCCGGTGCCATGCCGCCGACCGACTCGAACCCGCTGTAGAAGGCTCGTTCGTTCGGCCCGGCTCTGGCTTGCGCGCCGCGGGCATACTCGGCATCGCGCGCGGCAGAGACTGACGCCTTCGTGAACCAGCCGGCGAGCGAATCCGCGCCGAGCCATTCCGCTGCGGTGGCCGCGGTATCCCACGCGCCGACCGTGAACTGCGCCAGTGGTCCCGCGGCGAGCGCCCGGAGGGCATTGGTGCCGACGTCGAGCGTCTTCGCCAGCACCCGCAGCGGTTCGATGTCGTCCGACGCGAGTTTGGCGTTCTCTGGCTTCTCGAGCCATGCGGCGAGCTTCGGCGTCTCCGCCTGAATCTGTTGATAGGGCACGGCATCCACCGTGCCGCGCTTGCTGAACGTGTCGTAGTCGCGTTCGATGGCCTCTGGCGCGACGCCGGTACGGGCAGACAATCGGCGCACATCGGCGGCACGATCCGGCGTTGTCTCGGCCGCCTGCACCATCGCGCCGCGGAGCCGTTGCTTGCCGGCCGTCTCGTCCAAGCGGAGCGTGTCGTCGAACGGGTTGGCGGCTGGCGGCGCCTGCTCGGTCTCCAGTTCCTCGAGCGCGTCGTCGTAGATGTTGCCGGCCACTACTGGCCCCCCGTGCGCGTCTTCGTCCGGAGCCAGAGGTCGAGCACGGTCGCATCACTCACCGGCTGCTGACGGGCGCGGAGCGCGGCCTCGACCTGCTGGCGCTCGGTCGGCGGAATGTCCGCGGCCTTGGTATCGATTAACCGCGTTGTGACGTCGCTGACCGACTTGCCGCCCGGCCAGATGTTCCACCACGAGCCCGGCGTCGTCACCGATTGCGACAAGATCCGATCGGCCTCGCGCTGGATGAAGATGTTGTCGGGTTTCTTGCCAGTGCGTTGGCTCTCGACTTCGACGGCCGTGTCGAGCATCCGCCGCAAGGTCGCGACGGCGTCGGCTTCTTCCTTGGTCTGCTTCGCCCCGTCCGGCGTGATGCCGTATTGCACGAGCGAGTCGTTGATGATTTGCAGGTTGGTCCGCAACCCGCCGAGATCCTTCTCGGCCGCGTTCTTGTTGCCGTTGACGATGTTCAGCTGCAGGCCCGCGAGTTGCTTGAACTCGACTTCATCGAGCTGGGCGCGGTACTTCAACAGGTTCGTCGTCGCGAACGCCTCCGGGCTGTCCATCGCTTTCTGGACAAGTCCGTAATACGTCGGCAGGTCGGTCTGCACCGGCGTGCCCTTGGCCTTGTGTTCGGCATACGAGCGCATCGCGGAGCGGGTGCCGCCGTCGAACTGCGACCACGTCGCCGGCGGAATGCGGTTCACGTTGGCCGTTTTGTCGAGGATGTCGTAGGCGCTCCGCATCGTCGATTGTTCGGCCTCGCGCTCCTCGCGATCGCGGATGACCGCTTCATGCTCGATGCGCTGCTGCACCGCGTCCCGCAGTTCCGGATCGGTGATGCCTTTCACCTTGGCGCGTTGTTCGGTCAAGGTGCCGCCGGCGGCGAGAATGACATCCGCCTGGCGCTGAGACTCGCCCCGGAGCGAGCCGACCTCGATCGCCTTCTCGACGCGGGCCTGCGCGTCGCTCGTCAGTTGCCCCTTCGGGAGTTCCTCGAAGTAGACCCGCGCCGCCCTATCCTTGTTGTTGGCGAGCAGCCGCTCGATGATGTCGCTATGGGCGCCAGACGTAAACGCGAGCCGTTGCTTTTGGAGTGCCTCCGGGCCGAGCCCGAGCTTCGGCGCCATCACGTTGAGCGCCGACACGCCACGGTCGATCGCGGCCGCGCTTTGTTCGGGGTCGAGCGCCGCCGCGCCGGCTTCGTTGCGGGCGTTCTCCAGCGTGCCCGCGAGTTCTTCGCGTCCGTAGGCTTGCATCTCCCCGAAGACGTGCCGGCGGATCGTGAGGTCGAGCCCCTGCTGGCGCCGCAGCTTGATCGTCTGGAAATGGGCGCGCTGGCGATCAGTGCTCGCGGTCGCTTCAATCTCGCCCGAGATTTTCGTGAACGCCTCGGCGGTCTGTTCCGGCAGCGGGAGCGCGTCCTTGCCCTGCTTGGTCAGCGCGCCATTCTGGGGATCGTAGAGCGCCGACGCTTCCCATTTGGCGAAGGCGTTGTCCATCGCGAGGGCCGCAATCTGATCGGCCTTGTCGCGCTCCTCCTGTTGGATCTGGGCATACTTCGACGCGCCGATCCGCGCGACCAGTCCGCCGACGCTGGCGATCGTCTCGGCCGTGTTCGCCTGCGCGTGCGCCAGTCCCGCCCCGCTGGAGAGCGCCGTTTCCGCAGCCGTCTTCCGCACGCCGGGAATCGGCGCCTGGCTGACTTCACGCTGGGAGCGGACCACGGGCATGGGTTACTTCCTCCCCCCGTAGCGCGCTTCAAGGAGTGAGGCGCCGGTCCCGAGGATCGAGCCCGCGGCCTGATAGCGTGACGCCGTTTGATACGCCTTGCCTGATTCGAGGGCGTATTTGCCTTCCTTGCGGGCGATCTGGCCGCGACGGCGCAGATCCTCGCCCTGCACTTCGTACCCCCACGCTTCACGCGCGGCGTTGGTTTTGATGGTCAGCGCGTCGAGCTCGCCCAGATACGCGGCATCCGCCTGCACATCCACCGCCGAGCCGTAGCCCACGTCGATATTGCTGGCCGCGAACCCGGCCCGCTGTGCTCCGATGGCCCCACGTACGCGCGTGCGGAAACGGTGCTCCTCATCGGCCCCGCGGGCGATCGCGTCTTGGGCCTGGAGGTCGGCCACTTGCGCGTTGTAATCGGCGAGATCCCCGGCGTCGTTGGCTGCGTCCTGCTGGGCCTGCCCGGCGCGCTTCGCGGCATTGCCCGCCTTGATCGAGCCGACCGCGTTCAGCGCCGCCCCTCCCACCGCTAACGCGAGCATGGTCGCGGTGAAGGCCGCCATTTAGGCCGCCCCCTGTACGTGAGTCCAAATCCGACCCGATCGAACCATCGAGATCAATGCAGGGCTGACACCATACCGGCGCGCGAGGGCAACGCCGTGCCCCCGATGCCCACTGTGAGCACGAATGGCTAACACGTCAGCGGCGGTGAGTTTTGCGCCACCTGAGTCTTCGCCACGCGAGACCACGAGTCGGCCCTTGTTGACCATGTCGTGCACGTTGTCGGCGTGCGTACCGAGAAACAGATGATCCGGGTTCACACATGCCGGGTTGTCGCACCGATGCAGCACGTTCAGCCCGTCAGGAATGGGGCCGTGATGAACCTCCCATGACACACGATGTCCGCGAAGAGGACGCCCTCCGACTTGCATCGTTGTGTAGCCCTTCACGCCAACGTGTCCACGCCAGCCCCAACAGCCGTCCCGCACAGTGGCGCGCGCATAAAACCGATCGCGCAACGTCCCGCGATTGATGCTGCCCGGCGTCATGTGATGCGGTCGGCTCATTGCGCTCCTATCCGCCGATTACTAGATTCGGAAGCACGCCGAGCACCGTGAGGGGCAAAGGTTTGTCTTGCCGAATAAATACCCTGCCGTGCTCATTCCAGGTGGCACTCAGCGTCATCTCGACATGGCCGGTGTGCTCGTCCACCGCCGCGCCTGAGAGTTGACTCAGTTCGTAGCGCGTTAGATGCGTCGTATCCGGCCCCGCCAAAAACACGCGGCTCGACTTGTCGACGATCACGGTGAGACTACCGACGCGCTTCTTCTTGTCCCGGATCGCGCTGCCCCCGACATCGAGGTTGAGCGTTTCAAAGTCCGCGGAGGGAATCGGCAGGCCGATATGCACATTGCTTGCGGCGGCACCCAGCGACACCGATCCGCCCGCGACCGTGAACGGCCCGACAGGCTCCCCGTCCGCCAACCCGACGACGCTTTCCCCTTCGAGATGGGTGAGCCCGCCGAAGCTCGACGCCGGAGCGCCGCTGTAACTCAGCCCGCTATCGACGAAGAAGCTATCGACATCGAAGCTCGTAATCTCGCGGGTCGCCAGCCGTTCGATATACCGCTTGTTCGACCCGCCGATCGTCCGCATCACGATCACGTAGACGGCATCTTCAGACCCTTCCGGCACGACGCAGATTTGCTCGAAGAACCCGTCGGTGTCGTGGCGGTGCCAGCCCCAGATGTCCTGTTCACGCAGGTAGGTGAGCCCGAGCAGTACGCCGTCATCGCGAATGGCCCACACGACCGAGTGGGGCGTTTGCTGGTAGTCCATCCGGTCGATCTCATGCCCATCGAACAGGTGCGCGGCGAATACCGTGAGGTCGCGCCCGGCCAAGCCTTCAACCTCAATCTCGAAGCGCAGATCACGGATGATGCTGCCGCGCGACTGCAGGTAAATGACCGAGTTCCCGATCACGACGGGCCGAACATCCGGCGCCGCGCCGACGTAGGTCTCCTGATCCGCCGGCAGGTTTGAGGGCGTGAGCGCGATCTTCGGTTGGCCCACCGTCCACCCGCCGCCGTCGGTCAACACGAGCAGCGTCTTCAGCCCCAGCATGTGCCGCACCGGATGATGCTGATCGCCCGAGATACGGAACGAGAGCGCGTCGTCATCCTGCAACGGGGAACTGATGCCGAAGTTGTTGGGGAAGCCCGTCCGCGACCCTTCAATCGTCTCCGGCGTTGCCGTGCTGCCCGCGAAGAACCGGCGTTGCTGGTAGTAGGTCGCGACATGCGGGCGCGTCTCCGCGCTCACGAACGGGGTCCGCGGCAGCGGGGACGTAATCGCGAAATCCGGCACGAACCCGACATCGTTGAAGGTCTCATCACTCGCCGTGCCGATGAATCCAAACGTCCCGTTCCCGTAGGGGTCGAGGTAGACGTACCATTCAGCGGGTTCGTCCACGGGCGCGATCACCGCATCCCAAGTCACGACGTTCGGCAGATCCGGCGTCGGCGCCGCGGTGGACGCCAGCACAAAGGCCGTGCTCGGGAGCGATTCCTCGTAGGTCTCCGCTGCCGCCGCCGTCACGAGGTAGGTGTAGGTGCGCGCGCCCGCGGCGCCGGCCGTGGCCGCCACGTTCAGCGGCGCCGGTTGGGCCGGCTCCGTGGTCGCCAGCCGGAGCACCCAGTTCGTCAGCCCGAAGTAAATCAATTCGCGCGGGTCGTGTAAGCGGTGCGTGAGCGTGATCACGTTGCCGCTCTGCACCCAATTGAACAATCCGCCGGTCGTATAGGGCGAGGGGATCTCGTAGATCAACCCGGTCAGCGGATGCCAATAGGTCGCGTTTGGCGGTTGCTGATTCGTGTGGGCCAGAACACAGTAGTAATTGACGCCGAGCCGTGAGACCAGATCGCCTTCGACATACGCCGTCGCGCCGCTCCAGGCCGTGGCCGCGCCCGCGAGACTCACCAGCGCGCCGTTCAAGTAGAACCGGAAGTAGTTGACGCCCGCTTCGATCAGGATGCTCTCGTTCGGGTTCTCGGAGACGTAACGCAGGAGTCGCACGTTCGCGCTTGTCGTCTTGCACTCGGCAACAAAGCGGAAACCGGGACGATTGGCGACCGCGCCATGTCGGAGCACCATGAAGTTGCGGCACGTCTTCAACCCTGATGTGTATTTTTCGTGATCGGCCCGCGCGTGCAGGACCGGGGCAAGCTCGCCGGCCGACATCGATCGCTGAATGACGCTCTCGGGCATGGCTTACCCCCGAGCGCGAATCCATTCGGCGTCGGGCGGATCTTCCGGTTCGGCCTCGTTGGCGTCCTGAATCTGCGCGCGCCGGAGCACGGTGCGATACATCGCGTGCGCGAACTGCGTCGCCTGCGCGCGCATCTGCGCCTGGTTCGGCTTGTGGCTGATGCGCTGTCGTGGGTCCGGCGGGGCATCCGGCCCGCGGCCGACCTGTTCCGGCTGCGCCGGATCGACTTGCGCCAGCGACGGCGCCAAGGCGGCGGCAATGCGCCAGGCCAGCGCATCGCGGAAGAGGTCGTCACCCTTCTCCACGACGCAGGGAATGCGGGCCGTGTATTCGAGGTTCGGATCGACCACGGCGGTCATCAGCAGATCGCCCGTGACATCGGTGCCGACTTCCCACGGCGGCGGGCTGTCTTCAAACTTTCGGCCGGTGCCCTCCGCGACCAACCGGCGGACCATCACGTAATCGGTCGGCAGCCGGTAGGTGTATTGCCAGTCGGGATTGGCCGCCACGGTGGACGTGCCAGCGACAACCGTCAAGGCCGCGTTGTACCGTTTGGCGAACTTCCACGGGTAATCGCGGAGCGTCGCGCGGATCTCGTCTTCGAGGATCAGATTCGCCAGCACGGCGGGCGGGCTTTGATCGGTCGAGAGATTGGCGATCGTGGGACAGCCGATCCGCAAGAGTCCGCGATTCACGACTTGCACATTGGCCGCACTGCAGGCCGCGGACTCATCACCAACTAACGGCAGCGCCGTCCGCACGCCCGGCACGCCCGGCTTCTTGATCGCGTTCGCCAGCTCGAGGCATTTCACATACTCGGCCTGGCAGCGCGCCGCGGGTGCGTCCATCCGGGTCAACGGTGGCGCCAGCACCGCACCGAGTTTCCACTTCAGCGTTTCGATAAACAGCGCATCCCCAAGAACCGCGACACACGTCGGCCGACAGGTGTATTCGAGGACCGCAGACGCTTGATTGGTGAACAACAGCCCGCCACCCGCTTCGCTCGACAACATGAAGGCCGGGGGCTCCGGATCTTTCGCGGTCCCTCGCGACACGACCAGCCGGCGCGGGAAGACACAGTCCTCCGGCACGCGATAGGCGTAGGTCCAATCGGCATGGGTCGGCTGGTTCGTCGCCAACACGAGGACGGCGTACTTTGTCGCGAACGGCCACGGGTAGGCATGGAGCACCGTTCGCACCGTCGCATTGAACACCGTCCGCGCGATCACGGCCTCGCGGGTGAGCTGCGTGCAGTAGTTGGTCAGCATCTCCGAGACGCCGATTTCAAACAGCGCGAGATTCACGAGGTTCGTCGTCTCGGTGATACAGGTCGATTCCGTGACGCCGTCGACACACTCCCCGGGCGGGGGCGGGCCGGTGTCATACACGCAGGGCAGCAGCCCGCCGTAGTTGGTCGCCAGCGGATCGGTGCAGGTCGTCTCCGGTACCTCCCCGTCGAACACACACACGCCCAGCTCGCCGAAGTTTGTGGCCTCGGGGTCGTCGCAGAGTTCCTCGGGGGTCTCCGGATCGACCGGGAGAAATTCCCCATCGCACGAGAACCCGCCATTGCAGGCCGTGACGCCGCCGGGTAAGACGAACCAGTCGTAGACGATGCCGTTGGCGTTCAGGACCGACCCGACGCTGAAGCTGTCAATTCCGCCGGCGGTGATGCCGGTCGCGGTGTTCTCCGTCCCGTTCCACGGACAACTTTTGGTCGTCAGGTGTCCAGGGTCACGCACGATCGCGGCGGCGTTGTGCGGCACGACCATCACCCAGAGCGGACGGACGAGGGTCGGCCCAAACGTCACCGTTCGGGAGGCCGTGCCGTCGCCGATGTAGCTGCCGATCTGCACAACCTTGGGAATCCCGGCATCGCCGCTGCCATCGTCCCGGCGCCAGAGGCCATAACCCACCGTGACGCGCGCGCCAACGGTCGACGCATCGAGCGGCGCCAGTGCCCCCGCACTCCACGACAGGAACTCAGCGACCTCCGCGCCCGTGAGGATGGAGGTCGCATTCGCCGCATGGCCCGGGCCTTTGTAATACCCGGCTGGCACCCCGCCCCCGCCCGCGTAATCCTCCCACTGGAAAAAGCCCGCCTCGGGCGCAAAGTCGGCATTCGGGAGCGCGTCGGTATTGGGCGCATCGGCCCCGCCGTGCGCCAGCCCGCCGGTCAACAGGAACCGGCCCGCCGGGTCGCAGACCGCCACGTATTGATACGTGGCCGCCGCGAGACCCGCGCCAATCCGCACAATCGTGCGTTGCTCCTGATCGTCCTCCGCCCCCGCCCCCACGAAGGCCGGATCGATCAGGGCCTGCACTGGCACGTTGATCGGCGCCGCGTCAAGGGACGTCGTGTGTCCCCCGAGATTCGCCGCCATCCACAGCACCGGATCATCGGTCGTGCTGAGCACGCGCCGGAAGTAGAACCAATGCACCGGCACCCGGAAGAAGATGTCCTGCCCGGCACCGGTCTCGACGATGGTGCCGGAGTGAATCACATACGGCCCGGCCGCCGTCAGCAGCCGCGCCCACGGCGACTCGGGGTAGGGGTTATTGTGCGCCCCGAGGGACCGCGGCGGAATCGTCGACGGCACCACGGCGCCGGGCGCGACATCTTCCGCGCCGAAGATCCCCAGGACTTCGGCGCAGGCGTTCAGTTGATACACCGTGTCGCTCGTGGCATCGTTGTCTTTCAAGTAGTGCAACGTCAGCGGGGCCACGGGTGTCAGCGCCACGGTCTCGCCGCCAGGGTGATACAGATGGTGATCCCAATCCGCCCCGCTATCGGACGCCTGCACGAGCAGATCCAGCGGCTCGCCGGGTAGCATGAACCCGACCGACGCTTGGCCGAGCCCGACCGCGTTGTGATACACCCCGACGACCAGCGCGACGATGCCGAGCGCGTTGGCCTGGGCGTCAATCTTCGCCGCGGCGTCCGTCTCGACCACGATCGCCGCCGCCGCCGTCGTGCTCACCATCCCATTCGAGGGCGCTTCGGCGAGCTGGTTCAGGAGCGAGTAATTCTGATTCGTCCAGTTGACCGCATCGTGACCGGCGCCGAACGCGGTTGCGCGCAACCGCTGCACCTTGGACCCGTTCAGCCAGTCCACCCCGACGTAGCGGAACGGCGCCGCCGTCTCTTTGTTCGGTTCCGCCGATCCGATCCAGTCATCAAAGTCGGCCTCGTAATCGGCCGCCGCCGCGCTCCCGAGCCGTGAGTCCACATGCCCGCCGACCGTGCCGAGCCCCAACGCGGGGAACGCGGACACGACCCCCACACTCACGCCGTTGAAATAGACCTTGACGTAGGCGCCCGCGCCGCCCGCGCCAGTCGCGTAACTCAAGACGATGTCGACGCGCGTCCACTCATTGAGCACCAGCGCCACACTCGTCGTGGTGAGGAGCACCGACGCCCCCGAGACGACATTCGAAATCGCGAGCGCCAGCCCGACCGTCAGTTGCAGTTCAACGCCCTGGTTGCCGCCCAGTGCGATCCACAACCGCGCCGCCGCCGTGGGCGCCTTCCTGATGCGGACATAGAATCGATCCCAATGCGAGACGGTGCTAATGGCGCCGAACTCCGCGCTCGCGTGCGTAATGGCGCCGGTATCGCCCCGGAACGCAAACCCAAACCCGTCCGGATGCCGTGAGGCGTCTTTCGAGACGGCCTGCTTCGCGGTGCCCGACCCCCCTTCCCCGAATTGCGGCAGCTCGAAGCCGTCCACCCAGCGCCGCGTCGCAATCGCGACCACTTCGGTCGGCACGCCGTCAATAGACCCGGTGCTCTCCGGCGCCAGCTCGAACAGCCCGACCCAGATATGCAGGGTGTTGGTGCCGAACAGGAACGGCAGGCCGAACCAGCCGCCGATCTTCCGCGTAAAGCTGTCCTGATCGCGCGGGTAATTCTCGTCCACTCCAGACCAGAACCACGGCGAGCGCACGCACGGGGCCGAGAACGGTGTCAGGAATTCTTGGAGCGGGGCGGCATACGTCACCGCGGCCGTCGCGGGCGCGACCCGGATGCCATTGGGATACGTCACCTGCAACGCCGTCACGGCGACGCGGTCGGTCAGGTAGATCCCATATTCCAGGTATTTGGTCTTTGCCATGGAGCGCCCTGCGCATAATCGCTGTCGGTTGTGTTCGTATCCTCCAGCGATCAGGCCCGAGACGTCGTGCTGTTCACGCCGAGCGGGTCGGTCGCGGGTGTTCCCAGCCGCCCGGCGATCGTCTCGTCATGGATGCGCTTGAGCGCCGCCGCCGGCCCTGTGGTCTGGCGTGGCGTGTCGCCATCGACCACCACCATCCAGTTCTCGGAGAATTCGACTTCGTGGACATCGAACACGTCGCCTTCGCGGCGGCGGACGTTATCGACGAAGCCGGTCTTGAGCGCGCGCACGGTGATCAGCGGGCCGAGCTCACGCGGCGGACCTTCGTCGGTCGACCGGCGAGGCCTGGCGCGCGGCGGTTTCGTGGCCGGGGCCGGCGGCGCCGCGGCGATGCGCCCTTCGGGCGTTGGCCCCGGCACCTCCGGGGCAAAGGGGCGCGGAGCCGCGGCCGGTTTCTTCTTCGACATGAGGTACCTCAGACAGACAGAAGCGGCCCGTGTCGCGGCCAGCACTCGATATTGAGCGCCGCCGCGAGACGGGCAATCCGGGTCTAGCTCACGAAGCCCTTCGCGTAGGACTGCATCGCGATCGAGAACAGGTCATGCGCGGTCAGCCAGGCGGTGAGCGAGATGGTCCCGCCCGCCGTGGTCGCGCGCACGCCGAGATAGCGCTGCGTCGGATGGCCCATCGGCAGGCCAACCCAATGCAAGGAGCCGATGGTCGTCTCCGCCAGCGGAATCGACCGCGAGGCGTGGACGAGAATGCCGGCGGTGAGCGCCGCGTCCGTCGCGGAGATGACCTCCAACAGCGTGGCGGCGACGGTGCCCGCGGTCGTGACTGCAAAGCCGAAGCCCATCGCTTCGCCCGTGCCGATGCGCCGCTTGGGCGTGACGTTGCCGAGATCGATGGAGTCCGTCGAGACGGCGGCGGCTCCGAACGCCTGCGCGTTACTGACACGCAGGAAAGCATCGAGATACATATCGTGAACCCTTCCCTTTCTGCGTTTAAACGACGCGGGCTTCCGTGTTGAGGATGGCGTCGAGGAGCCGCACCGGCACCCCGCCGAAGTCATAGACGCGCTTGCCGTCGACGTTCTCGTAGGTGAGCCCGCCGCCGACCGAGACTTGCGCACGCTCCTGCCGGCGCAAGATGCGACGGATCGTCCGGTTCATGTAGAACACCGGCCGGCCGAGGCCGTTGGGGAGCAGCTCGAGCGCCGTTTCCATGAAGTCGACCAGCGTGGGCACCGTCGAGGACAGCGTGCTCACGTCGATGTTCGCGATGCGGACGACATAGCGCCAGTCCTTCAGCGCAATGCCGGCATTCCACACCCAGCGCTCCTGCAACGCGCGCATCCGTGTCCCGGCCACGCCGGCCGTGACCTGAATGGTCTGCTCGCCGTAGTCGTTGTGTTCGAGCCCGGCCTGGCTCCCCTTCGGGAAAATGCCGTGCACCGTCTCCTCACCCCAGGCCACGAGCCAGATGCTTGTCGAGTCGGCCGCATCGACCCCCAGGGAGTCGATGATGTTGCCACCGTTGCCGGCGGAGAGCAGCGAGTAGCGCGGCGCCAGGCCGGTGAACTCTTCCGGGGCCAGCCCGCCATTGCCGTAGATCAAGGTCTGCGCCATCTCCTGATTCATGGCTTCGATGAAGGCGCGCGCTTCCGAGAGCCGGAACGCCGCGGTGTTTCCGTTCAGTTTGGCGAGCGCGACATCCACTTCGCTCCACGCTTCCAAGATGCCTGCTTGCTCGTCGATCTGCGCCGTGGTCGACTTGCTCGGGACCACGCCCGCATTGATCAAGCGCCACGCGACCGCCGGCAGTCCGGTCCGCACGGTGGTCCGGTGTCCGGTCGGCAGGTTGCCTTCGATCCACGCCATGTCCGTCAGGAGTTCATTGCTCTGCGAGAGCAGCTCGACGATGTCCGAGACCTTGCCGGTTGGGTCGAGCCGTTTCGCCCAATCCGCTAAGGTCAACGCACCCGTCGAGAGCGCCGCGCCGAACACGAGAATCAGCGTCGGGTCGGCCAGCCACGCCGGCAGATCCGGCCCACGACTGGCCTGGGAGACAGCGCCGACGTCGACGCCAAAGAGCGCCACGCAGACCGCCGTGAGCACCAGCATTACCACTACACGCATACTTCCACCCCGCGAACGGCGGGCCTACTTCATGTTGGGGTACATGCGATTCGCGATGGGCTTGTCTCTGCCCCCGCCCCCGCCACCCAACACCGTCGTATCGTCCGCCGCCTTCTTGCCGAGATCCGCGAGGAAGCTCGCGATCTCGATGTGATTGCCATACCCGGATTGATCCAAGATGCGCTGAAATGCGGCACGTCGTGGATGGCCTTCGGGCCTGACGAGGTCGATGATCGACCGCGCCAACCGCTGCGTTTCGGGGAGCTTGTCGCCGCCGTACTCCGCATCGGCCGTTAACTGCGCCGCGAGGGTTTGGCTCTGCTCGATGCGTCGGGCGTTCTCCTGTTCGAGGAGCGTCTGCGCCGCCTCGTTCGAGAGGTTGTGCTCGCGCGCGATCTTCTCGATCGTCGTGAGGTCGCTCGCATCGATCAGCCCGTCCTTCGGCGGTGTCAGCGCATACTTGTCGGGAGCGCCCTCCGTGCCTGTCTTGTCGCCGTCCTTGGCGGCCTCGCCGCCCTCGGGCTTCTTACCGGCTGCTGCTGCATCCGCTGCCGTGTTGTCGGCGGCGGCCTTGTCACTCGCGGCTTTATCGGCCGCTGTTTTATCGGCGACGGCCTTGTCTGCGGCGGCCTGATCGCTCGTCGCTTTGTCCGCGGCCGCTTGATCGGTTGCGGCTTTGTCGGTGGCCGTCGTGTCAGTTGCCGTCGTCGCCATCAGGAATCTCCTCGTCGCCGGTCGTGTGCACGGCGTCCAGTTCTCGGTTCTCGCGGTCGCGCGCGAGCTGTTCCTCGCGCAGCATCGTTACCAACATCAACGGGTCGACCTCGGCGATCCGTTCGCGCAAGTAGTGCCCAACGTCCTGTTGTCCGACCGCGGCAGCCATCGTGATCACGTTGTCGTTCAGCACCGATCGCCCGACGCCGCACTTATTCATCAGGGCCAACAGGAACCGACGGCCTGGTTCCGTGTCGAGCACGGCCTTGAGATCCGCGAGTTCGCGCGCGCGCTGATCCTTGGCCTTCCGCTCGGCGTGCGTGATCTGGCGATGTGAGGCGGCATTCCGCACAAGGGCGCGCTGGGTCATGCGGCACCCGCCGCGGCACTCTGCGCCAACCGGGTCAAGGCCGTGTCACCGTCCATCGGCGTCGTGCCAGCATCCTTGACGGCGCTGCCCAACTTCGCGGCCTGCTCGGCTTCCGCTTGCGCCTGTTGGGCCTTCGCCTGTTCCGCGGCCAACCCGTCTGCTTCTTCGTCCGATCGGAGGATGTTCGGATCGATGCCCAGCAGATCGCCGTAGACATCCGCGACGCGGTTGGTGTTGACCTTGAACAGGATGCCCGGCGAGATGGGCGCGATCGTCAGCATGTTCTGCATGAAGCGATCGAGCCCCACGACGCCGACGAGCTTCTGCGCCTGCGCGAGGATCGAGATGTATTCGACCTTGAGGTCAATCCCTTGGAGTTGTTCCGGCGCCGGGGGAATCAACCCCGCGTTGTCCATCAGATCGAAGACGCGATCAACGATCGGATCGAGGAGTTCGTCGTTGGTGCGTTCGAGCACCGGCCCGAGCGCGATCAGCTTCTCTTCGTGGCGCTCCTCGACTTCGCGCGCGGTCGGGCGTTGCGATCCGGCGTTGGGATCCGAGCGCGCCAGCATCAGGAAGAGATCCTCGTAACACGCGCGCTGAATGCGGTACTCAACGCTGCTGATGTCGGCGGCCAGATGATCGACGCGCAGGTTGACGTCGTGGATCGAGCGGAGCTGCCTGTGCTGATCGTCCACATACGTGACGTCGCCCGAGAGGAGGCTTGTCTTCTGCGTCATCAGCGCGGTCGGGCCAGTCAAGGGCGGGTCGACCATCTTCGCGATCGCTTGCGCCTTCTTTTTCTCCATCACCTGCAGTTGCTTCACGTCACCGAGCGCGGTCATGCCGGGCGAGTCGGTGCCGTAACTGTCCCCCTCGGTGATGTCCCAGCGCGGGCACATGACGGGGAAGGTCTGGAAGCCGCTTTCACGCAGGAACTTCTTTTCGGTCGAGCCCTTCTCGTACCAGCAACTGGCAAAGGGTCGGTACTTCGGCAGGAGCTTGCGCGGATCGGCCTCTTGGTTCGGCGTGATGATCCAGCAGACCGTCACGGCATCTTGATACTGGCCGTTCATCCAGGCGCGTTGCACGATCGAGGAGATGCCCGACCAATCGATGTCGCGGCCGTTCGGTTGCACGGCGAACTCCTCGACGACTTGCCGAACCGTGAGGTTGTATTCACGGACGAACGTCGACACGAGGCCACGGGTGTTCAGCCCGATCGCAAAGCTCCCGAGCGCAAACGGGTAACAGCGGAACAAGTCTTTGCTGTCTTCGAGCAGCGCACACGCCGCCGTCCCGAAGACGCCAATATCGCCGTAGATGATCGGGAAGACGTTGTAGAGATTCGTCTGCGCGAACACCGTCGAGACGCGCTGCGTGACTTCATGCAGCCAGGCTTTGACCGGCGCAAACTTCGCCAGGTCGGGATCGGGTGTGGTCAGCTTGAACCACGGCCTCGCGGGTGAGGTCAGCCCGGCATGGAGGCCACTGGCGAGCGTCCTCACCGCAAAGCGCCCGGTCGAGTTGATGATCTTCTGGTTGCGCTTGTCGCCGCGGTTCTTGTCGCCAGCCCACCATCGGGTGCGACGGGGAAGGAGATATTCGTCGAGTTCCTGCCAGTGGGCATCGAAGCCCGATTGCCGTTCGCTCCACAGGGTGGCCGCGAGGTTCATGTAGCGATCCCGCTTGGCCGCAACGTCGCCGCCGAAGGCGTATTCGCGCATTACGCGTACCCAATCAACGACTTGGGCGCGAGACGTGGCGCCATCGGCTTCACGTTCGACTTGGGCGCGATCGGTTTGGTGAGCAGGGAGCCTTGGGCGGCCCGCTTGCGTTGCTTCAGCGCAGCGGTCTGGGCGGCGGCTTCATCCGCACCGGGTAGGGTGGTCGGGGGCTTGGGGGGGGCGAGGGCTTCAACTGGAGCCGGGGCCAGCGGTTGGTCGGTCGCGAGGCTGTTCTTCTTCTTCCGGAGCCCTTGGACTACGTTGGCTGCCGCGAGCGCGCCGATCGCCAGGCCGGTGAATAGGCCCATTCAGAGCGTCAACATCGTGACGCTATACTACGCCAATTTTTTGACGAATGCGGTTTCGACCTCCTGATACCCCAACCTGCGGTAGTGGCAACCCACCGAACTACCAGCCTGCGCCACCATTTTGACGCTTTGACAGCCGTGCTGCCTTGCCCATGCTTCGGCGGCCATCAACAGCCGAGGTCCAATGGTGCCCTTCCGGTGCTCGGGCTCCACCCACCAGACCTGCTCATCGGCGTAAATGTGGCCTGAAAGCGGGTGCGGGAGGGCCGCGAGGGCGATCATGCCGACGACGGGCGGCACGTCCGCCAACAAAATGACGCCGTGCTTCAGCACGAGCGCCACGAGCTTGGCGATCTGCGCCGGATCGGCCTGGAACATCGTCCCGTAGGGCGTCGTCTCCAAGAACCGCGTCGTCATCTCGACGAGGCGTGGAGTGTCGGCTTCAGTCGCGGGGCGGATCATTCGTCGAGCATCTCGAGTAGGTCGTTCGTGTTCGCCTCACTCAATGGGCTCCCAGCGCTCTGCGTGATCCATGTGAGCGCGGTCCCGACCACTCCAATTCCTGAAGCCTTTCGTCCGCGAGCGCCTCCAGTTCAACGGCGCGCTCGCGGTCAACAATCTCCTCGTCGAGTTGCTGATTCAGGCGGTCTCGATCCACGAACGGCAAGACCTTTGAGTTGTCCACGCTAGTACTCCAAGCCACGCAATCCAAACGCGCGCCGACGAGTGAACGGTAATCCGTCGGGACTTCGCTGGAGCGGAGGAGTCTGACCACCAACGCGATCGGGCACGGCGCCGCTCTGGGCGTCAGCACGAACCAGTTTGGTTCGGGCCAAGCTCTCGTTCAGTTTCCGCCCGGCCTCTGAACGTTGCGTGCGTTCCTTGTCAGACATTTCCTTCGACTTGCGTCCATGCCCTTTGCGTGTGATGTGTGCGCCGCGCAACACAAAACTGAACGGCTCCGGCTTCCTTCCCTGATCGAAATTGACCAACTGAACCTGCGCGATGCGCGGGGTCAGATACGTGAACCTGAGCCCCTTCTTGGGGTCTGTAAACCGAATCGTCGACAGGTCTACCGAAATACCCGTGGCCTCCGGCATTGCCGCCTTCAGCGTTTCGGCGATCATGCAGTGCGTTGAATCTCGCGCCAAACTCTTACTGATGATCTCTTCGCTCACTTCGAGCCGAACCTTCGGAGACCTCGGTGTGCGTGCCATGTGTTTGTCCCTTCCTGTCGGTTAGCGTTTCGGCAATGCTATGCCCTGTTTTCACCCAACCAATTCCGTCTGGTTACGTTTGGCTTCGTGAAATACAGTTGCGCGCCGGTTGGGTGTCGGTATGGTGTCGGTAGAGTGTCGGTTGCGCGCGGAAGCGCACCAAAGGAAACCGCATTTTTTCCTTGACACCTAATTGCTCACGAATCCGCGTCGACATCATCTTGCGTCACGGCTCGTCCGCGCGTCCCGCTCGTCCGGGAGTGCGGCAGTCCCGCGATCTGCCCCGGCATATCGGGCAACCCAAAGGTCAGCGCCAGCGCATCGGCCAAGTCACACGATCGGCCCAGCCGCGCTTTGATCTGATCCTTCTCTTCGATCAGGAACTTCCCTTTCTGGAACGTGTAGGTCGGTGTCGTCAGCTCGGCCGGCAGATCCGTCAGCCCTTGGGGCAGCACGCCGCCGCCCTTCACCCATTCGCTCATGGCAAACCAGATTTCAGCCCGACGATTGGCGTACCGGGGATCGATGGCCGGCGCGGCGAACTGGACATTGATCGGGCCGAGCCCGTTCGCGCGCATGAAGTCCACGGCACCGGCCGCCCATCCCCCGGTCGCGTCGAAGAATTCCAACTCAGAGCCCCAGCGCAGTTTCGAGGCCATCACCTGGTTGGCAATGTCCACGCTGACGGCGGAGTCGCGCGGGTGACGCATGACCACCGGCTTGAAACTGACGAGCCCCTGCCGCGGGAAGACAACCGTTCGATCGTTCCCGAATCTGGCAACGTCAATGCCGAGCCGTTTCTGCGCCCATTCATAGGCGGACGGCTTGAGTTGCCGCGCCATCGCTTGCTCGACATCATCCACGCCCAACAGCGAATCGATCGACTGCGGAGGGAAGCGGCCGTACACATTTACGAGCACCCACGGATTGTCCGCCCCGTACGTCGCGATTTGCTGCCGTGCCCACTCAAGGTTGACGCGCGTCGATCGTTTCGGGTCATCGGGGTCGCCGGTGATCGTCACCACGTGCCAGAGATGCCGCTCCTGCGTGCAGGCGCGATAGAGCGGGCCATCGAGCCGCGTCGGGTTGCCCGCTTGGAGCACCTTGGTTTCGATGCCGGAGCCGAGCACCGCTTCGACAGTCGCCATCACGGCTTGGGGGATCTCGCTGCTCTCGTCGAGCACGCCCATCGCGTAGTCTTCGTGCAGGCCGGCGAGGGTGTGCGCCTGCTGCTCCGAGTTCGCCGAGCGCGGCCAAGACCGCGCCTGCGCCCACCACGTGCCTGGATACTGGTTACTGAAGATTTGCGTCTTCGTCCACGTGAACTGCGAGGAGAGGTATTCGGATCGCTGCTGCCATTTCGCCAGCTCGGGCCAGAGGGCGCTCGATAGGTTGTCACCAGTGATCGACGTCACGCCGATCCGACAGTTCGGCCGAGTGGCGAGGAAGTTCCAGATCAGCCACGCCAGCACGCATGTTTTGCCAGGACCCTTACAGGCTTTGAGCGCCAAGCGATCGACGTTTGGGAACGCCTGGAGGGCGTCCAGTTGCCACGCCTCCGGGGTCGCCTGAAACTCCTCCGCGACGAACTGCTCGGGATGCTCCTTCCAGCGGCGCAGCGTGGCGGAGACCCGCTCGTCTTCGGTCATGTCAATTCAACGAAAACCCGGGCGGTAAGATGAGGTTGGACTTCTTCCGCTTGCTCGGTTGCTGCGCTTCCCCCCGGAGAAACGGAATGATGATGTCGGTCAGCGTCACCTGCCGATCGTGCTCCGGATAGACATCGAGCAGCACCTTGGCGACACGGATGAGCGCCACGGCGGGCACAATGGCCGGGGTGCGATCCGCGTACTGGCGGAGCAGTTGGCGGATCTCCTCTTGAATCTTCAAAAGCTGCGTAACGTCGACGTGGGTGAACTCTGGGACCGCCATTCGTTCTACCTCTTCTCTTATTCGGGTGTCTTTTCCGCGAGATACTTCATCGGGTCGAAGTTCAGATCCACGACGTGCTTGATCGAGTGCCGGCCGCCACACTTGTTCAGTTCCGCGATCGCTCGGATGCGCGCGTTGCTGGCTTCCCTGTTCCCGCTGGCGATCGTCGACAGAATGGCGTCGCGCTGTTCCGCCGTGAGGATGCTGGCTTGCGTCTCCCGGTTCACTCGCCGCTTAATTTCGGCGCGAATCCTATCTTTCGCTAACAATTTCGTCGCCATCACGCCGGCGCTCTTGGCGTTTTTCGTGGTCGAGTAACCCGAGGCCACGATCGCCTTGGTGCCGTTGCCGGCCGCGCTGCCCAAGTACGCGTCAACGAAACGGCGCTCCTTGAGGGTGAGTTTGGTCAACGTCTTCACGCGTGGCCTTTCAGTTCGGCGATGCGCGAGACGATCTGATTGTGAATGTCGCGTCGCGCAAGGATGGCCTTGTCGACGACCTGACTTTGATCGGCTCCCATGTCGCAATTGGCGTCGGTGTTCGGTGCATCCGAGGAGCGCGCGGCGAAGTAGTTATCTCTCCAGCGGGCCGCGGCCTCTTGCCACTCTGGCGTTTGCTGCGTCCAGTCGCCACCGCTCACGTTGGCGAGCACGACCCAGAGCATTTCGGCGGCATCGGCCATGTTCGGGAGGGGGGGATCACTCGTCATGCCAACCTCCGAGGGAAACGTAGACTCTTCGACGGCGACTTCTTCCGCTTGGCCTTCACGGCTCGCAGCGGGACGATGGGCGGCACCTTCGCCGGCACGATGGCCTGGGACTCGGAATTGACTAAGATGGCCCCAACGGGCTGCAAACAACGCTGGCAGGCCCTCGTGAGTTGCCCGCCGACGCGGATGTACGTCCAGTCGCGACTGTGCGAAAACAGGCAGGGACTCCAGAAGTTCATGGTGGTGTCTCCCCCTGACCGGATCGACCGTCCGCGCCGGCCCGGTGAAACGCGGCGAGAATCGTGTCGATCCGCCGCTGACAGTTCTCACACCAATGCGGCACGTCGGAACGCTGGCAGATACAAAGATCGCCGCCGAGTTCCTCCCATAACGCTTCGGCACGCTCACGAAGAATGCCGGGGCTTTGTGTCGTCCTCATTTCTCCGTCTTCCCGTCCGCCAAGGCGAGGGCAGCGAGGGCCGCGATTACTTCTGGCGCAGCGCTACTGACGCCTTTATCGAAGGGGTTATCACGCTGTTGCGTGACCGCAATCAACGCGTGCAGCGCCGCATACAGGGCAGGCGCGGCCCGCGCCCGGAGGACCGCCTTCTCGGCGTCCGTCCAGTACTTGCGCGGCTCCAACGCGATCCGGCGCTTGGTCACCGGCCGCGGCCTTTCTTGGCCTTCTTCGCCTTCTTCGGATAGCGATGCGCTTTCTCACGCACGTCCTTGGCCTTGGCCGCCGCCTGCTTGTCGGTCAGGCCGGTGGTCTCCACGAGCTGATCGTCGGCCTCGTCCCACATCGGCTTGGGCCGCGGCGCCGGCGCGTGCTCGTCGGCGCCTTCGTCGTCGACGTCTTCCAGTTCAAGGCTCGGCTCCGCTTCTTCGAACGTGACGAAGCGCTGGGTCCGGTGCCAGGCGTGGAGATACTCGAGCTCGGTGCGCCCGAGCGGGCCGAAGCTGCCCTGGAAGACCAGGGCATAGCCGTCGACGTCCTTCTGGGTCCTGGCGTAGATGCCGGTGATCTTCACCTGCAGGAACCCGACGCGGGAGGTGTCGGTATCGGGTGACGCGAAGATGATCAGGTTCTGCCGCGGGCAGGCCAGGGTGAAGTTCACGCGATCGAGATGCGGCTTCGGGTCCGGGTGGTTCAACTTGAACAGCGCCGCGCGCACGCCGCTGTTGTCGTTCAGCCCGTCATCGATCGACGTCGCCAGCTTGGCGTCGAACGGCTGCACGCGAAACGTGCCCGTCATGATTTTCACGACCTCGCCCTTGCGCTTCTCGACGCCCGGCGTATACGTGTCGCAGAAGATTCCGATCTTGCCCGTGCTAAACAGTCTCTGAGGCATCCGCCTGCTCCTTGAATAGGCCGCCGATTTCCTTCGGGGGTTTTCGATACGTCGGCTCCACCCACGCTTCGGCCGTCACGTCCAGCCTGGCGCCGCCGTCGGCGTAGAGCTTGCGCGCGCTGATGGCGACGACTTGCGCGTCATCGTGGAAGAGGATCCCGTTCATGGCGTCAATCGCCCCGCGCACGAGCTTGTCGAGATCGGGCTTCTTCGTGGAATACCGGAGGTGCTTCGCCGCCTTCGGCCGCGGGAGATGAAAGATCAGCATCAGCGCGACCGGCGCGTCGAAGATCTCGCCGCGAATGCCCGCCGGCGTGGTGTTCATCACGTCCTGCAGGGTGGCGCGGATCGTGTCTTCCCACGCCTTGAGGCCCTGGTTGTCGCTGGTGATGATCGGGCGCGTCCAGCCTTTCGGCACGAACGCACGGGCCGAGCCTTTCGGCCGCGCCGTTCCCCATACTGTAAATTTGATCTCCGGCCGGCTCATTGGTGCCTCCGGATGTATTCAATGGCCTGCTCTAAAACGTTGATGCTGTCGCGCGCCAGACCGAGTAGGCCGTTGCAACTTGAACAGAGGAGTGCGCGGACCTTTCCCGTGGCGTGGCAATGGTCAACGACGAGTCGCCAGTAGGGCTTGCCTTTAGGGCTTCTGCGAACGTCTGGTGGGCGTTGACAAACGGCGCAGAGGCCTTTTTGTCCGGTAACGAGTTGGTTGTATCCGTCGACGGTTAGACCATACCGTTTCAGCACGCGGCGCATCTCGCTCGCCGCTATCCGCGCGGGGTTGCGCTTGGCCCACTCGTTCTTGTATTTGCGGCGCTTGCCGCGGCGCGCGTCCTCGTACTGCTTCACGCGCTCCGGGTTCTTCAGCCGCCATTCCTTTTGATAGGCGGGCGTCGTCTTCGGGCCAACGTACGGCTTGGCGTCGAAGAGTCTCACCTGCTGTTCGGGGCGGCCGTTCATTTCGCGCACTCGCCTTTCTCGGCGAGGTCGAGTAACTGGTTAGCGTAGTGCCCTGCACGCCGAGCCCACCACATCGCGAAATACTCTCGTTGGTCCGACAGGCTCTCGGCTGGCCGCAGCAAGTCCTTCATCCGATCCGCGGAAAATTCGAGGCGATCGACAATCAAGAGAATGTGCTGCGACGTCACAACAGGGCCTCCTGCTTCGGCGCCGGCGTGTCGTCGGCCACTTGCCCGAAGCGCATCTGCGCGCCGATCCACTGCAACCGGATCATCCCGGTCGGCCCGTTGCGCTGCTTGGCGATGATGAGCTGCGCTTCCTCGCCGTCCTCGAACTTGCCAGACGTCGCGTTCTGTTGCGGCCGATGCAGCAGCAGCACGACATCCGCGTCCTGCTCGAGCGAGCCGGAATCGCGCAAGCTGTGGGCCTGCGGCACCGCGTTCTCCTTCGCCGACTGGCGCGACAACTGCGACAGCACGAACACCGGCATGTCGAGCTCGCGGGCGAGGGCCTTGAGCCCGGCTGAAATTTTCGACAGTTCCTGGTTGCGGTTTTCCTGGTCGCCGGATTCATGCAGCAGCTGCATGTAGTCCACGAACACGATCCCGAGCCCATGGCGCGAGGCGAGCCGGCGGACCTTCGCCCGGAGTTGTGTCGCCGTGGCCCCGGAAGCGTCATCGATCGCGAAGCGCCGGCCGCTGATGTCCCCCAGGGCCTTGCCGGCGCGCTGGAGTTCGAAGTCACTCAGGCTCCCGGTCATCAATCGAAAGGCATCGACCCCCGCTTCCAGCGCCACGGCGCGCATGCCCAGCACGCGCCGGGACATTTCCATCGAGACGAACCCGGTCATCACATGGAGGGAGGCCGTGAGCGCCAACTGCAACGCCATCGCGGTCTTGCCGGCCGACGGCCGGGCGCCCAGGTAAATCAAGTCGGAGGGTTGCCAGCCGCGCGTCCAGATGTCGAGCTTCTCGATGCCGCTCGGCACGCCGGTGACGGCGCGCTTCGTTTCCGCGGCCTTGGCGATCTGCACGTGCGTGTCTTTCATCCAGTCATCGGCCAGGACGAAGTCGCCCGTGACGGACGCTTTGCCGACGTCCATGACCGTCTGCTCGGCGCGATCGAGCACCTGGTCGGCGTCGTCCGTGCCGGCGTAGGCGTCGGCGAGGATCCGGTTGCCCGCGAAAATCAGCTGCCGAAGCGTGTGCTTTTCGCGCACGACGCGGGCGTAATACTCGACGTTGGTCGAGCGCGGCACCCCGTCCACGAGCGCGGCGACGTAGGCCGCGCCGCCGACCTGCTCGAGTTCGCCATGCCGGTCGAGTTCTTCCTTGACCGCCACCAGGTCGATCGGTTCGTGGCGCTCGGACAGCCCGAGCATGCGCTTGAAAATGATCCCGTGCGCGTCGCGGTAGAACGCCCGGTCGGTGAGCACCACGGCCGCCTCGTTGAGCGCGGCGTTTTCGATCAGGATCGCGCCGAGCACGGACCGCTCGGCGTCGAGCGAATGCGGCAGGGTGCGCTCCGTCACCGCACGCCTCGCGCGGCCATCTCGGCGAGTCGCCGGTTGTGCGGATGGTTCGGATCGTCCACGTCCATGAACTGCGGCGCTGCCGACTCGGCCAGCCACACAGCCAGGCTGTCGTCGAGCCATTTGAAGCGCGGCGCGGTGTCCTCGCCCGTCCGCTCGACGCGATCGCCCAGCCAACGATAGAACTTCATTAAGCGCGCCTCGCCGCCGGCCAGGGCGCGGGTCTGGTCGTCGTGCCACCGCTGCGGGACGTCGAATCGAGGATGTTCGTACGCCGCGTGGAGGTTCCGTTTCGCGATCAGCGGTTTCAGGGGAAACTTCTGAACAGGAGAGGGCGTCGGTTCCCTTCCCTTCCCTTCCTGTACTCCAGATCCAAGATCTCCAGATCCATTCCTAGCGGGACTCGACGGGTTCTCGACGGGAAGGTCGATACCCTTTTCCGGGCTCTGCCATGTTTGGGTTTGTCTTTGGACGACAGCGCGCACTTCGGGGCAGTCGTCGAACCATTCGCCTTGCCTGCGGAATGACGCCAACTCGTCATGAAGCCTGGACTCGAGCTCGATTCCGCCCTCGCAGGCGCCGAGTAGTGTTAGGGGGTCCGAAAATGACGTTTGGAGGGTCGACATACGGTGCCGCGGCACCGACGAGACGCCGATCTTAATTCGGTGCTGAGACGCGCTGTGGATGAAATAGACGTGCTGCGGCCGTGCCTTGATCTCGATGGCGTCGGACCCAAACGCCGGAATAATTGACGGCGCTTCCTTTGGGTGTGGCTTCTGGTGCGCGGCAAACTTAGTGATTTCGATCACCGGTGTTCCGCCAATGCGATAGCGCCGGATGCGACCAGCCGAGTGCAACTCCTGTAGGAGTTCGTCGATCTCGCAGTCGTCACCTGGTAGTAAGCGATGCTTGAGTTGACCAGGCCGATCATGGAGCCGGCCCTCGCGGTCGGCTTCGGTCCAGAGCCCGACGAACAACAGCCGCGTCAATGGTGACAGGCGACACGTGTCCTCGCTCGTGAAGAACGCCGGCTTGATCGTGCGAATGCGCGCCATGAAACCTCTCGCTCGAAACTGTCAACTCTGAACTCTCAACACTCGACGGGTCGGCACGAGGGTCGATCTCCTTACGTCTTCGGCCTTGCACCGTGGACGCCGTTCGCGCTACCCAGGCGCGTGGATCGCCTTTCAGCGGCCACACGCGCCAGCCCGTCGAGGACTTGCGATCGCGGCGGTGAAGTTCACCTTCACCAGCCTGATCCTGATCGGTGATTTCCATCGCCATGTGACTAGCGATGCTCCGATCCGATGCGCTCGAAACTGCCGGCGGTCCGGCGCCGCGATCAACTCTTAAGATCCGGGGGCCGAGCCTGCCGCCGCGCCGGGTGTTATCCACCGCTTCAGCTCAGCGCGTCGATGGCCGTGATGGTGCAACGGCGGCAAGCCCCGGAGATGTTGCTAGTCGGCGACCGATCGCGCTTCTTCGCTGAAGTGGTCGTATTCCTGGACGCGGCCGAAGCGATACACGCCCGGATCGAGCGAGACGGGGTTGTGCTCTTCGTGGAGCAGGTTCACCTGGCGCGCGATCTGCGCGTAGATGACGCCTTCTTCGTCGACCGTTATAGCCACGACGGCGCCGGGCTCGAGGGTGTGCGCGTGGCCGGTGGCCTCACCCTCGGCGATCACGAAGCCGCGCGCCGCCGGCTTCACGGGCTTGCCGCCGATCGGCATCGCGTTAATCTTGGTGATGAGCACATCGCCTTGTTGCAGCTGGTTCGCGCGCTTGTCCATGGAGTCTCCTGATCTGTTGGTTTACGTGAGTTGGCTGGGGTTCCAGTTTGTCGAGCGAACGCCGCGCAGCACTTGCGCCGCGCGCCAGTTGATCGCGTCCTGGACGGTCTTGCAGTCGGGGTGCACGCCTTCAACGTGGAAAACCCCCAGACTCGGATTTCGCATTTTCAAATACGGCCGATGCCGGCCGTCGCGCAGGTTGAGCATCAGCAGCTCGTAGTCGCCCTGGCGATCGATGGGCTTGGCGCCGAGCTCCGCGCACACCCGCTCGATGCCGACCTTGCGCACCAGCTCGCGGCGCACTTCGGCGTTGTCTTCCTTCAGGAGCCTCCCGGCGTCGAGCTTGGCGGCCGGTGTTTTCACCAGCCACTCGGGCACCGTGACGCCGTTCAGGCGATACAGGCCCCAGCCGCTCGGGTAGGCGATCGCAAGATCGTCTTCACAGTGCAGTTGCCCGGCTGCGTTGCGTCGAATGGCTGACGGGCGTTCGCTGGCGAAGCACACGCTATCGAGCGTCCAGTAGTAGCCGCAGCTTTCAATGGTGTCGAGGTAGTGGCGATCGATCGCGATGCCGAGAACCTCGTTGAAGTAATCCGCCCACGCCGCGTAAGCTGCCCACAGGGAACCGCCCCATAAGTAATAGGAGGCGTTGTAACCCGCCGAGCCGACCGCCGAGCGGACCGCCGAGCCGACCGCCGAGTCGACCGCCGAGTGGACCGCCGAGCGGACCGCCGAGCCGACCGCCGAGTCGACCGCCCAGCCGACCGCCGAGCCGACCGCCGAGCCGACCGCCGAGCCGACCGCCGAGCCG